GTCTTAAATTATCTAATCCAATATTTATTTTATTTGGTGCGTCATTTACGGTTAAACTTCCAACTAAATTTGTATCTGTTATTCCAGATGTTGCTGTTGCCCCCAAATTTGATGACACTGCATAGATATCAATTGATTTAAAACCAGTAAATGTAGATACAGAATAAGCTCCAGTCCAGTTTATAGAAACTGAAAATGGTGCTGAAACTGCAGTTAGCCCAGCAGGTAGTGCTGGTGTCTGGATAACTTCTCCTACGGCAGTAACTGAAACAGTTCTGGCTGTACTAAAAGCAGATCCATTAACAGTATAGGCCTTTAGTTGTATGACATAGCTGCCAGGGGTTGCAGCAAATGTTTGAGTTCCTGCAACTTTAAATGATCCAGCAGGTTTTGTGCCATCTCCAAATGATTGATTAGCAATATGAATATCAACTCTATCTATATTTGTTAAAGGTTGCGATGCGGCATTGTTTCCGTTCCAGGTTACTTTAATAAAGCCAGGTTCTCCAGATACGTCCGATGAACCTAAATATGGTTCACCTGGAACTGTTGGTCCAGGTGTTGTGATTACTTTTGTTGCACCCCATGGCCCAAATGTTCCATCATTATATTTCCATCTAAATTGTAATGGGTAGCTTTCATTCATATTTAAATCAGTTATTGTCACATTAAAATAATTATTGTTATCTAATGACGTAGAGTTATCTTTTAATAAATCTTGATATACGGCCATTTATGCAAATCCTAGATCTAATCTATATTCTACGTCTACCGATCTGCCAGAAGCCTTAATCAAAGGACTAGATAAAACTGATCTACTTATTAATCCAAAGACTGGGTCAAATGTATCTTCGTCGTTTATTCTTAATCCGTCCATCCCAACTGAGGTGGTGTTGCCAGATGTAGGGGTAACAGTAATTGCAGTTTTAATAATATTAGACTTATCTGGGGTTCCGACTATGCCGCTAAATACAGTGCTTAATAATATTGAAGAAGTAATTTTATATCCAGTGCCTCCTTCTGGAGTAATTGTAATTGAATAATAATCAGAGTCTGAACTATAAAATCTTAAAATTATATTTTGTAAATTTGCGTCTAATTTATTGTAGGCCAATCTAATGCTATCGTTAACACTATATCCAGATAAATCTATTGGATTATAATTAAAATATTGTTGAGCAGCACTTCCCAATGAAGTAAACAACAATACGTTTTCTCCTACTTGAGCGCCAGTTACCGAGTAGCTTGGATTTGATAGGCTTGATGTTGACCAGTCTAAAGAGTCTGAAAAACTTGATAAAAATTTATCTTCATAATTATTAATTGATGATCTTGTTGAAGGATATATTCCTATTTCTTTAATTTGTCCAGCAACATCCTGTGGGATTGTTGCCTTATAAACTACAGAATAAAGGAAGGCTGTTCCTCCAGATACATATGCCGCAGTAGTAGTTCCAGCAACAGTAAAAGAACTTGAAGTGGCAGATGTAATTACAGCAGCAGATGAGTTATATCCCGACGGAGTCATCCCAGAAATTTTAATTGTTTGTCCTGCACTAAAAGTATTTGAAGCCGTGTAAGTAAGCACTGATCCGTTTCCAGAGACGGTTGTTATAGTTGCCGTCTGTATTTCTGTGCTACCTAATGACACTGGTACTCTATAAAATTCAAATCCTAGTCTGGTGTCTAAATCTGTAGCCGCCGTTGAATCTATTCCAAAGCACATGTCTTTCCCTGCATACTGAATATTGCCAGCTATGTGATTAGCTATAAATCTTTTTCCAAATCTTGTTATAATATTTGGAGAACGAAATATTTCTTTATTATCTTGATAAAATACATATGTACCTTTAATCATGTTATGCACTAGGATTATATATCCTAGCATCCACCCCCGCTACATTATTTTTATTATTACTTGAATTTCTTATTTTTAATACTGCTTTTACTTTTTCCTCTTTTGTCACAGCATCGTAATACTTTGTAAAATTTACGCTTTCAATATCTGTAAATTCTGGAACATCTTGAATTTTTGCTCCAGTCAACTCTTCTATAATTTCATTGTTGAGCTTAGTTGGCTCTCCATTATCTGGTAATGCGGATCCATATGGGTTGCCAGATTGATATTTTGAATAATTAAGTTTTGTGCCGCTAACAGTTAAATATGAATTTGGGTTTAAAAATACAGTATCTGGATGACCTTCTGGAAGGATTAACGGATTGCCATCGGTAATGTCTTTTTTATCTAATCTATTTTTGGCAGTTGTCATATTTTTATTATACCATTTTGCATTCTATAAAGAACGACAAGCAATGGTTGTCTCCAATCCATCTGAAAATTCCTGATTTACGTTTGTGACTATTAAATTTTCCGTGCCTGCAAGTCCAGCATAGGTATGCTTTACAGTGACTATATCCCCTACAGAAATTAAGGGGTTTCCAAAAACTTTAAGGTCTACTGTTTTTCCTCTATTTACCGCTTTTGATTTAATCCATTCTGCAAGCAATTTGACGTCGTTATTATTTTGAAGCCAAGTTGATTTAAAAGCCAAAGGCTCTACATTTGAAGATCCAACTGCTAGCTCAGTCTCATACTCTAGTTCGCCAGAATCTCCTAAATCATTCCCAATTAGGTAAAAAGAGTTTCCAATATCATCTGCTAATGGAACTATGGTAGATGAATTATTTAAAACATAAGCACTTGCATCAAAATTTGACACTGTTTGACCCAATATGGATACCCCAGTATTTGCTCCAATGCCCCAAGATACTGGAAAAGATGGCCTGTTATTATATTTAACTTTTATTTTATAAATTTCTCTTACCACTGTTCCAAATTCATCTATTGAACTTGCTTTATCAACCGCCTCATCTGCTGATAATTTATCCGTGTATACTAAATCTCCAAAAGTATTGTTAATTAAATCATTGCTAAATCTACCTTTATATATATTAAGAACATATTCTGATTCGTCATATTGTTTGTCGCTAATACTTTTTGCATATACATAATCATATGCAACAGTTCCTCTACTACAAATTAAAGCCACCTTATTTGTAGATTGTAAAATTTTAATAATTCCCAAACTGCCTTTAGTAGTATTTTTAGTATTAATATCCTCTGCTGTTATTTTGTATCCATTAACGTATGCAGTAATTATAACCTTTTGAGCAATTGTTTTTACTTTAATATCAATATCATATTGTTTGCCGCCATAGATTCCTTCTATTGTGGATTTAGTTCTTGTCCCAATTTCTTTTAAAAGTATAATGTTCCCATTATAAAATTTAACAATTTGAACTGATTTTGCATTATTACTTGCAGCCGATGTTGTAGTTTGTATAATTAAATAATATCCATTTCCAGATAAAGGATCTATAAAAAATCCAATTCCTCCAGCAGCGTTTGTAACCTCAATAGAGTTTTGCATAAAAATACTAGAACCAAAGCTGTAATAATTTTCACCAATTACAGATGGGACTAGTTCGTTATTAGTAGAGCCCGCTAAAGACACATTAGAATAAGACGCATTGTTAATTGATAAAAATTGCCTATAATCTATTTTATATTTATTTAACTTAAAGTCAGACTCTGTATTAGAAAGTTTTAAATATGATTTTTTTGTAGATGTTGTGCTTGCTGATGAGTCAAGTTTAGTTTGAATTAATCCTCCAGTTAATTTGTCTATTTCTGGATGAGCGGCAAAGTAGGCGTCTGCTTCTGCTTGTAACCTAGCGGATGCTGCATTTTCTGGTAAGCCTAAATCTAATTTACCAGTATTGCCACCAGCCTGTCCAAACGGAGTGCCAGTTGGGGATGCTGAATAAGTGGCTAATGTTAAATAAGTGCTTGAAGTACCAGAGGTTCCCGATCCAGAAACTGCAATTTCAAATTTATAATCTCCCCCAGGGACTAAACCAGTAATAGGACTAAATGAATTTGTAGAAGTTGTTTGACTGTTAACTACGTTATATGATGGGTAAGAATACAAAGACCACGTAAGCACATAGTTATTTGGAGTATAGTTCATATTGATAATGCTAAGAGTCACTTGTACTGAGGTGGCAGACAATTGTTGAACGCTTGCAGTACTAAACCCGCTACCGTATTCTCTGTCTGGTGGAATCATTATTTTACCGTAACCATAATCTCAGACCAATCGCTTAGCATGCTTGTTGCACTTTCTGATGAACTGTGAGATGCTGCTGTTGTATTCATTGCCCCTCTAGTTTTAATTCTATATTTACCAGTCGGTCTAAAGTATGCAGTATTTGTTGGATTATCTATGTCTGAATAACCTGGTTTAGAAAGAGTTTTATATTTATTTATATCTGAAGACGATGTTATCCAAACTGGCGTGTACCCGTTTCCATTAATTGGATAATATTGATATTCAATTGCATCAAATTCTAATATTTCTGAGTCTATTAAAAAAAAGCCATTAAAATTAAATGAGGATTGAAATCTACTAACTTCATCAATTGTAGTAAAATCTAGCGATATTTCTGTAGCTGCTGCATCTATTTGATTGCTTAATCCACCAGCCATTAAAAAACTTGGTTGAGATTGCCATAGCGGCGCAGATGTTCCAGTGTACCTTGAAGATACTGGAGTTGACCAAAACACTTTAACCTTATTTGACGAAGGAATTTCTTTTTGAGAAAATTCTTGTATGTTGGCTAGCCTGCTGGTTGCTGAATCATTTTCATGATAGAAATTCCAGTTTATTGTTCTGCCTGACGTGTTATACATGTAGTCTCTACTATAAAACTGAAGAATATTATTTTCGTCTACAACGGCATTCATTTGTATATCTCTACATAATTCTTGAATATTCTCCCATATTGTTTTAGAGCCGTCTGTCCAAAAATAATCAATTAGGGGAACTGAGGTTTCAGTACTGTGCAAATTAAAATTATAATTTGTAAACCCTATTGAATCTAGCAATCTTCTTAAAATAGCAGTTACTGGATAAGATTCACAAAGAATATCTGGAGCAATTGTATCCATTAAATATTTTGAACTGTCTAAAGCGGTTGCGGCAACTTGTCCGTAGCTAGATATTGACCAATCATTAACAAAAAATACGCCTTGCTCAACTCTATCGTACACGTCTGATCCACTAGTTATTGCTCCACTAGAATGAAATACTTTAAGATACGGACGCAACTCTATGTTTTTAAACATATATGTTTTTGCAGAACTAATGCTTGTTAAAGATGTATCGTATGAAATATATTTTAAATCGGTCTGATCATAATTAGAAAAGTTTATAGATAAACTATTTGCAGTTATTGTTCCTACTGGAAGGATATCATCTTTATTGGCAGATGACTCTTTGCTTATAGAAAATGATTCTATGTCTGATGATAAGTCTTTTACCCATCTAGCAGATACCTCTATCACCCCGACTATTTTATCCCCCATAGGATTTACTGCTGTAAGGTTAATTGATTTAATACTAATTGGAGACGGGTATGATATTGGCTCTGTCCAGGCACTTGTGCTCCAAGAAGAACCGTTATAATAAAGAAATGCATTACCGCTTGCTGGCGGAGAATACGGACCAACAACCGTTGTAGTATTATCTGATTTAGTTATAGTAATTGTATATGTGCTTGGAAGCGCATGATATTTTTCAAAAGACACCACAATTTTATTTGTTAATGCATACTTAGTTCCTGATGGAGCATAGTTAACCGTCAGATTAACATTTTGATTTTTAGGAGTTACCCAGTATTTATACGCTGTAGTTGTTCCTGGATAATATATTCTTGGCTGAGAATTAGGATAAGAAATTTGTCTATAACTAGAAAAACTATTTAAAGATGTATCATTTGGCAATAACACAAAATATTTAATTCCTGAATTTATTGGTCTAAATGGCTTTATAATTGAATCAATTGGGAATAATTTTTTGAATAAATTAAACCTGCCATCTCCATCTTTTTGATACAATGACTCCAAGCTATTGTCATATGATGATGTTGTTAAGTCTAGCATTGTGTTCATGTTATATTCTACAACACAGCCGCTTTCTATTTTAACGCTTGTGTTTTGATAGAAAATATCCTTTAAAGGAGTTGACGCAGTTATCATTAAACTTCATCCATAGAAAGAGAGACGTTCCAAAACTCCTGTGCTGTATCGCCTGAAACCTGCTTAACGTTTCTTTTTACAAGTTCAAATGAGCAGGAATTAAATACCATTGTTAGGTTTTGCGTTGTTCCACCATATGATAAGGCAACATCAAATGAGCTTTTTCCAGATAATGCTCCAGAGGCTTTGACTGCTGCCCCATCATAAAATGCTTTAAGATCCATTGCCCCATATCCGCCGTCTACCGTAAATGTAGAAAATGATGGCAGCATGTTCCATGTTACGCTTATAGATTTTTTATCTGCAATAAAGAACTTACGAAGAGTTCCGTTTGCCATTCTTTGTTGTTTTTCAATTCTATTATGTTCAATAGAAACTGGTTGACGATTGTGCTCGGATAGCTTTAATGTAGTATTTAAATATATTAATGATCCTACGGGTAAAGTAATAAATGCCATTATCTAACCCCCATCTTAGTATTCATTTCTTTAGTAGCTTGCGCAACTTTTCTTAAAACTGCATCAGCTATTTGGTTTGCATCTTGCCCCTCTGCAGCATTGACTATTGAAGAAAAATTAAACACCCCACCCGTTGTATTATTTTGATTATTTTTTAATGAATTAATATATGGCTCTTGGTAAACGCCTTCTGTTCCAGCTTTTAATATAGCAGATACTTCTTTTCCGTATGGGCCAGGAACTGGTCCGTTTAAATTATGTAATTTAGGAACTGTTGGGGCGTTATAACTAAAATAACTTCCTGGAGAATATTCTGGTTTTTTTGAGTAAGTAGTAGTTTTTGGAGCAACAGGGGTTCTTGCTCCACCATACTGTCCTGTATATCCTGCTTTTGGTGTTTCTCCAGCAATTGCTTCCCCATTAAGTGTTGCTGACTTTACAGTAATAACAGCCGTGTCTGCATCAATATTTGTCAACAAATCTTTATATCTTCCAGCAATTTCTTGGGCCATTTCAGTGCTTGATTTTTGTCTTGGGCCATCAAATTTGTTTGGCATTTTGATTCCAGATTCTTGAGCATCTTTTAGAAATCTTGCCGCTTCTCCTTCTACGCTTTTATTTTTGTTGTTTGGATTATTTATAAATGTATAAAAATTAGTTAAAGACTGAATAAATCCAGACATTTGTGTTTTATATTTTTCTATATCTGTTGAAAGTTTTTGTAACCCATTTCCAGCTGATGCTGCTGAGTCTGAAAGTTTTTGATTAACATCTGAAAGCCTTTTAAGTTCATCTTCTAAAGGCTTAAGATCTAATTTTTCTTTTTCATCAATTGCCCTTGTTGCCTCAGTAACTTGTTGTTGTTTATTTAAAGACTGAAGATCTAATTGAGCCTGAGCCGCCGTTGACATATCTCCAGCAGCTAAAGCATTCTGGTATTCTAATTGTTTTTTCTTAATTTGAATTAAGAAGTCTTCGTCTTGTTGTTGTTGAGATAATGCTTTACGTCTTGCATCAGCTTCTTCTTTAATCTTTTTAATTTTTTCATTAATTGCTTCTGTGGCTTTTCGTGAATCAACTTGCTGTTGAACACTAGCTCCTTCAGATGCTAACTGTAATTTTTTATATTGTGCTTGCGCATCTTTTAATTTTTGAGATAATCCAAATAACGGGCCACCTTGAGAAGTAGAATATGTTGTAACTTTAGACTCAATTGCAGCTCTCATTGAAAACAGGCGATCTGCCGCTTCTGCACCCATTGATAGGTCTCCAGTATAGCCTTGAGCTTGAAGTCTTAATTTTTGATAAGTGCTTAAAGCTGTATCTTGCAAAGAAAGGAATTTGCTTGCTTCTTTATTTTGATCAATTATAGTATCTAATAGACCTTGAGAAATATTTCCTTGTGTAGAAACCTTTGCTTTTATTGCATCAAGAACTTGAATCTCTGCTTGAGATCTAGATATTACTTCAGTTTTTCCAGTTTTATCCGCTTCAGATTTCTTTTGACTAAGAGCAATTGCTTCTTCTACGGCTTTGTTTGCTGCTTCTAGAGATGTTGTTAAAGCCAATCCTTGAGCCTCTGTGCTTTCCCTATCGTTAGTTACTTGAAGGAATACTTGAAAAGCCTCTATTGCTGCGGATATCCCGTCTTTAATGTTATTGAATCCAAAACTTCCCACTGTTGAAGATCCCGCTAGGGCAAACTTGTTAGACAAAGCAAAAGCAGCATATATTTTTTTAGCAGCGTCGTCTGCAGAAGCGCCAGCCGCAATCATCTGAGCCTTTAGTCTTTCTGCATAATCTTTTAAATCTGTTTCTTTCATTCTGTTAATTGCTTCAATAGAGCTGCTCATGCTGACTTTGACTTCTTCTTTTAATTTTTTGTATTCTTCAATAGTCATTTTAATTGGAACTCCCGCAGAGTTCATGCTATCGTAAAGCATTTTGTTTCTTTCGATAGTAGCATTTATTGTACTAATAGAATCTTTAATGCTTGAGTTATAATCTTTTACTTTTAGTCCCGCTTTTTCTGCGGCCTCGGCGGTAAGACCAAAAGTAGAATTATTTAGTTCAACTCCTTTTTGATAATTTTTAAATGCGTTATATCCAACCATTAAAGCAGTTGTTCCAGCAGCTAGTACAATATTTGTTTTGGTTATTCCGCCTACAATCATCATAAGAGATTTAGAAAGTTTAGATCCTTGTGCTGCTGAATTTGCTAAAGATAATGAAAATTTATTGTTTGCTGTATACGCTGTGTTTAATTTACTTGCATATTTTTCATAGGCCTCATCAGAGCCTGGGGCAGTTCTGCCTGCTCCCATTCCTCCCATAAGCATTGAAGGAAGCATTGATCCAATAAATCCTCCAGCCATTCCTCCACCTGAACCACCAAGTTGAGTTCCTATTGATTGTCCCCCCATGTATCCAAGCATTGGTAAAGCCATTTGTCCAAGCATTCCGCCTACCATTCCACCACGAGCATATCCTGGAACCATTCCGCCATCATTCATCCCAATAATTCCACCACGATTAACTTTTTGATAAGTATGATAACCAGAACCAGCTAATGGATTACGTATAGATGATAATACTGCTCTAATTAAATTAATAGAACTTGCTTGTCTTGATTTTGATCCAGAGAAACTTGAACCAGAAAATGAACCTAAAACTCCTGCTGGAATTCCTTTAGTTAATGGATTATTTCTTCCTTGAATTCCTGTCATTGCTCCAGTTTTTGGATCTATATTAACTGTTCCTAGTCCTACTTTTGATCTAGTTCCTCTTGCTCCATACGCAGTACCATATGAATGCCAAATTTTATTTAACTCTGGAGATAACTTGGGAACATATTTATTATTAAAATAATTTTCAAATGAATCTTTTGTTCCTCCTACAAATTGTTTATTTGCATTAGGTCCAGATAAATCATTCATCATTTCTGAAAATATTTTATTTAAATTTTGTTCTTCTCCAGACAGTCCCATTTGATTTGCTATTAATGTTAATGGTTCTAATGGATGTCTGCCTGAACGTAATCCAGTTGCAAATTGATTCCATATTTGCATTCCGTTCATTCCAGGCCTGTTAGATCTTAATTCTTGATTCATTGTATCTGTCATCCAAATTGGAATTCCTTGTGCTACATAAGATACGCTTCTAGTTCCTCTTGCTAATTGTGATATGTCTAAATTATTAGGAGATAATTGTGCTCCAGCATGACCTCTTTGGAATCGTATGGGACCACTTGCTCCTGCATTAAATCCTGGACCAGAACTTCCTGCTCCATTTATTGCTTGAAGCAATGGAAGATTTGCAGCAGTGGCTTTTTTATTTATAACAAATTCTCCAGGGGTAAGCATTGCTGGAACGGTATCTGTGTTTCCAGATCCTCCAACACTTCCTCCATCTGCCATCTTTTTAGGAATCGTTGTTTCCATGCTGTATCCAGCACCATATGTTTTTACGCCTAATCTTGCAGCAATAGTGCTGAGTAAACCTCTAGTTCTTCCTGGCCTACTTAATTCCTTAAAGTTTGATTTTCCATCTGGACCTACAACTGCTTGATTTAATAACGGTACGCCTGTAAGGTTTATATTTCTTCCTTGAGTTGCTGCCACTTGGGTTGCAGCCTGACCCATCATTGCTTCTATTTCAAAGTTGAGTGCTCTTATTCTAATCATTGCTTGATCTACACTCATTTTACCAGCTTGTAATTGTGCAACAATTGCTTGAGATTTAGTAGCGGCAAGTGCTGTTAATCTTGTCATTTCTGGTAGTAAAGCCTGATAAGATGTAGATAGTTCATGAGTAATTAATCCTGTTTGAGCAACTTCAACTTTTAATAATTTAATTTCTGCTTGAGATTGCATCGCAAGTGCTCCAGTCATTGCATGCCATTTTGCTGCTTCAGCAGCTACTATGCCAGTAGATACTCCATTTATAGTTGTAAGACCTGGAATTTTAGGCATATCTTGATTCATATACATTTGAGGGTTGTTACTAATTCTTGCGTTTACTTTTTCAGATCCAGGAAGCACTCCAAATATTGTTTGATTTTGTTTTTGGACTGGACTCATTTGCCCAACAGGATTTATATGAGAGAAATCTCTTGTGTCTCTTTTCCCAGTCATTGGGTTATTTGGGTCTACTTGTCTTTGTCCGCCACCAGCCATTATTAAATTACCACCAGCAGTTCTAACTGCAGGATTTGTTGATGTTGCGGCCATAGAAGCTTTTTGCTGTAAGTTAGCATATGATAAAGCTAACTCATTTATAGATTGTTTTAATACTGCTGCGGCTTTAGCATCACTATAAAAAGTTGTTTCTACAAGAGCTCCTGCTTTTTGAGCAGCCAGTATTTCTGGAGTTAATAATTTCCAGCCTTCTCCGCCTTTGAATAATGATTTAAAGTGATAGGCTCCTTTAATAATATATCCAAAAAAGTTACCCAATACACCAGTCAACATAATTAGTGGTCCAGCTACTGCAGTTAACATACCAAAGAATCCAAGGGCTTGCTTAATTGGTCCAGGCAATTGCTGTACAAATTTAATTACTCCATCAACAAAATTAATTAAGTTAGAGTTAATGTTTAAAAATTGATCTCCTATACCAGCTAAATCTGCTCTTAATCCTTCTACTGCTCTGCGATATTTACCAGATGCTGATTCTGTTACTTGACCTAATTCTCTACCTGCTAAGGATGCAAGGTCTTGGGAACTAGCTTTCATTAAATCTAATACCTGTAATGTTTGGCTTCCTTGTTTTCCAAGGTTTTCAAACAACGCATTCATTCTAGCAAATTGGAACTTACCAAATAATTGCTCTAAAGCTTGTTGCTTTTGTAAAGGATTTAATGTTTCTAGCGCTGCTTGCAACTCTAACAATGTTGCTGTTGTATTGCCAGCATTTTTATTTACTATGTCTTCTAAGCTAATTCCAAGATCTTGAAACATTCCCTTTGCAACTTTAGTTGGGTTAATAAGAGATGCAAGTCCTGACTTTAAAGCGTTAGCACCTTCTGATGCATTAATTCCGCCTTCTCTCATTGCCGTTAAGTAAAGAGCTAAATCTTGTATGCTTCCTCCCAGTCCTTTAATAATAGGACCAGCTTTAGGAATTGCTTCTACTAAATCGTTTAGAGTAGTAGATGTCTGGTTTTCTACTGCGTTTAAAAAATTAATAGACTCTGTAAGCTGTTCTGTATTCTGTTTAAATGCAGATTGAATTGCTAATGTTGCTTTCATGGCATCTTGTTTATCAACTTCGCCAAGCACTGAAAGACGAGTAGTTTCTCTAAGAGATCCTAATAAGTCATCTCCTTGTTTACCAGTTGCGGCTATATCCGCTGCTAAAGACAAAGTATCTTTAAATGATGAGCCATAAGATTTAGATAAGTCTGATGCAGTCTTTGAAACTTCTGCTCTAATTTTTGCTAAATCCGCTGCGCTAGTTTGAGCAACCCCGCCATAAACTTTTGTTAAACGAACTAATTGTTCATCGGCTTGTTTGAAGGCATCTGCGCTAGCTTTACCAAATGCTACTAATGGAACAGTTAATCCTACTGTTAATTGACGACCAGCCCACTGTGTATTTTTACCCCAATTGATTAATTGTCCAGCACCCTGTTGAACAACCTTATTCATGATTTGTAATTCTTGTCTTGCTATAGCTGTTTTATTTTTTATCTCATCTAATCCTCTTGGAATATGAACATTATATTGCATTAAGCCTTCGGCATTTTTACCCAAAGGCTGCATGATTGCGTTCTGTAATTGAACTTGCTGTCTAGCTAAATCTCTTATTAATCCGCCACTTGTCTTTGCATGCTGTCCATAAACATTAAAAAACTTACTTAATTTCATTTGGCCTTTTTCAAGTTGATTGCCAAACTTATCTACATCAGAGGTTAGGCTGACAAAGCGTGTAGAGTACTGCCCAGTACTACGTAATGTTTCCGCAAATGAGCGGTTCATTACTCCTACTTGAGAAGCTAGTGTTTTGTTTGTTGCTATTAATTTATCTTGTAAAGAAGTTAAGGAGTAAGAAACCTTATGAAGATCTGCAATAAGGTTTGAGAAGTCGGACTTAGCGACTATATTGGTGACTATATTTTCATCAGCCATTTATATTATATTACTCCTTAACATATCCTAATCCTGCTCCGACTCCAAACCCTGCCTCTTTTGCTACCACGCCTTGTAGAGAAACTACATCTGACGCATTAGCATCTATTCCGAGACCCCTTAGTCTGACATCGTCAAAAGATGGACCTTCATTTTTATTGTCTTCTAAATCAACTCCCTGAAGCATAGCTAAGAACTTTCTTTTCTCTTCTTCAGTTTTTTGCATTGATTTAAAAGTTTGTATTAATTCTGGCATTGAAAGATTTTCTTCTAATTCGTTGTAATTTTTCCAATTACCTAAAAGAAAAACTTCTCCAAGCAAAGCGGCTAAATCGAGGTCTGTCCAGCCAGTACCGCTGCCGCTAGAAGGTTTGGGTCGTCCATCTTAATCCCACCACATACTTCAAGTATGCGATTGATTGTGGGGACGTCGAGTGCATCTTCTAATGCATCTCTATCTGCTACCAATTCTGGTAACTGCTTTTCTAGCGCAACTGCACAAGCATCAATCAAGATGGTTAGTGTTGCGTCTTCTGTTTTTGAGTCGGCAGTTTTTTGAATAGCCGCCATGAACTTTCTAAGCTCTTTAATTGTTAAAGGCTTTAACTTAACTTTAGCTCCATTTTGGAGCTCTATTTCTTCGATATTGTATATGGTTGTAGCCAATTTATATCCTCCTTGGATAGTCTTAAATATTGTATCAAAGGCATATTACTAATACAAATGGAAAACCCCCAGTTTCCTGGGGGTTATCATTAATAAATTGAATTTATTATACTACTAGTACACGGTCAATAATCTTGCCGTATTCTGAGCCAGAATAGTTAGCATCTGGTAGAAGACGGAAAGTCACTGGGAATGTAGTTGCAGTTGTACGTGCAAGAGAGTGCTGTGACTGTTGTACAGACAAAACACGACGTGCATAATATACACGCTCTGACGCTGTTGATGTTGCTGTTGGAGCTTGTCCAATTGCGATCAATTGACGCTCTGTTGGGGCTTGTCCAAGAGAACCTGCTGCTAGACCAAGTACTTGCTTGGTAGTTGTAGTTGTTCCTGTTACTGGTCCTAATGAGCTTGCGCTTTGTCCGAATACGGTTACAATGTTTTCTAAAGTACCTTCTGACATTTCTGTTGCAATCATAACTTCCATTGCAGACTTGAACAACTTAGCTGTATCAAGCAACTGATCAACAGTTACTGAATCAAATGTTGGGTTGTACGTAATTTGAAGACCATTGTTGGTAAAACCAACGTTGCGGTATCCAAAAAGTCCTGCGGTTTGAGTTACACCATTTAGTGTATCTGCGTATGATGCTCCTACTGCAAAAGCTGGAACTCCTACTGTAGTTGCACCTGATGCAATTACTGAACCTGCTTCTGCGTTAGCGATATAATCTGAATCGTTAATGTCAACATTTGACAAAAATAATGGAGATGCGCCAATTAAAATATTTTTAGCATTACCTACGGATTGTGCCATAATTTCTTTCCTCCTGTATTAAATATATATATATTTAAAAAATCTAAGCTGGCTAGGCTTTTCTTTCCTCAAGACAATAATAGTGCATTATTGAAAATAAGGCAAACTATAAGAACCTGCCTACGGGGTCGGTTATCCTTGAGTACTTTATCTCAATGACTACATCTGCCGACAAAAACCCTTTAATCTCCTCCGAAGGAGCTGTTGGAGATATCTCGGCAAGGACTGTGCTATAGAATTTAAACTTGTTAGACATAGTGGCAAAGCCATTTAGATCTGATGCTGAGTTGTCCATCCTTCTAAACTGGTCTGTCATAAAGTTCCTAATTTCATTAATCTCTGAAACATCTGTTGCGTATATAGTGAATAGAATCTGCTCACAGCATATTAGCCAATTGTCTTCATAGGACAATCCGATCTTATCGTATACTATATGCTTTTTGCCACTAAGGAATTGATTCATTTCTGCGGCTTGCTGGACTGGGATAATCGGAATAATTGTGCTTCCTACGTTATCGCTATAGTAATTGCTTTCAGTGAATATCCCTGCTGAGACAATTTTGCTCCACAAAAATTTTCTTAGTTCAAGCATGGCGTCTAGTTTATAGTCAGCTGTCATATCATTGAACCTCCAAATGCTGTTTCTACTGAAGCGTCCGCCATCATTTTAATTGAATTTGGGGCAAATGAATATTTTACCTTTTTGATTTCTCCAGGAATTTTCAAAGCCTTTGTCATAGATCTATTGAATACTTGTTGCATGCCAGATCTTTTAATAGATTGATTAATTAGTGTTCCGCTAAACCATCGACTATAATATAAAGTAAATTGATTTTTTACCTTAGCCCCTCCTGGCCTTAGAACGGTCACTGAGGCCCCTTTGGGCATAAAGACTGTTCCAGTATCAGTTTCAAATACTAAGCGCTCTGCGGCCCTTGGAGCAATTATTACGGGCATCCCAGCTTCCATCACAGCAGCCTTATTTGCAAATACGTGTCTGCGACGTCCCTTTTTACCTGGAACTGAAGTTTTAGATTGTTTAAATTCATAATTAACCTTAAAAGAAATACCAGATCCGTCTATCATATTTATTTTAAATAGCCTTGCATCTTTTTGGCCAACCTTTTTCCACTCATATACGTGATGAAATGATTGTGATTTTATTCTGGCCTGAGCATCTATATACTCACCAAAATCTTTATTGATTTGAGTAAATATAACCTTTTTAAATTTATTTTTAAATGCAACACTTGTCTCTAATTTAGATATAACGCTAGCCTGATAATATATAGCCGCAGATATTTGTGCCACATTGCTGTCTTTTATAATTCCTTTATTTTTGCCACCATACATTAATCGCTCTAATCCAGATGCGGCTGTGATGAGCATAACTGAGTTATTCAATTTGTTGATTCTCCGACCTAGTTGCCGTAGAGTTGTAAGCAATGACTTTGCCAAACGGATCAACTATTGGGGTAGATCCAGTTATTTCAAATACGGTTGGGGTGTCTGATGGGTAATTTAATTCAGTCCAAATTGCATTACTATTCATGTCTCTAATGTTAGTTATTTTTTCTCTAAGGGTTATTCTTTCCTCAGTTCTAATTTCAATAAGTTGTTCATTTCTATATTTGTTACTAAAAGACTGTTTATCCATACTTCTACTAGAGGAAGAATTACTTATGTTTCCCTTTGCATGACAATCTACGGTTTTATAATATACCCATGATTTTACTATAGCACCCGTATTAGCATTTTGAGAGTCTATCTGCCTGTATACATCTAGTTTCATCGGCAGAAGCGATTGGACTAAGTCTATCATCAGATTACAATCATTCGATTAACTACGTATGGATTTAGTAGTTGATCGGCTTGAACATTCCCAGTCCCTTGGTAAACATTAGATGCGTATTCAAATTTCCAGTCAAAGGTTTGAATATTCTTAATATATTTATTTTTCCACGCTGAGTCTTTAGAAAAGTAATCTCCCATAATTATGGTGCATGCTTCTTGTACATCTACTGGAACTGATGACCAGCCGTATCTTCCAGCAACCCTGTATCTAGTATTAGCAACAAATGCGTCTCCAGTGTAAGTATCATTTATTGATGGAGGAACCATTCCGTTAGCTGTATAGACTATGTTGTCTATTAGATTAGTTCTGTCTACTCTGATTCCAAACCCCGTCTCAGAAACAATTGGGGTATAAAGCCAGTTATTAACATTAGTTAAATTATTAACTAAAAGAATATCGTTTGCGTATAATTTATGAATTGAATTTATTTTATACGGTAGAGTAAGGATGTCTGAGTTTCCGCCGTAAACAACTTCTACATCATCATATAAATAAAAATCTTGGGTGGTATAAGACTCTATCATTTTTCTAGCGTAAGATTCCGCTAGCTGTAATTGATAATATGTTTTATAGTTTGGATCACTAGAGTCTAAAGAAATTCCTAATTCGTCTGCCGCCTGTAATACGTCAACGTATGGGGTTATAACATTTACATATGCTGTATAAGTTACTGCACTTGAAGAAACTGCGTATGACCATACAAATTTAAATTTACGTGTTCTTTGAACATATGAAAGAGGTAAGAATACTTGATAGACTCCTATGTCTGTTTCAACTGCCGTAGAGGTAAGAGTTACTAAAAGCGTTGCAGGGGAAACTAATGGAGAGATTGTGGCGTCTTTGGTAATGTCATAGACTGCTACCGTTGGAACCGAATCTGCTGCAACAATTTCTCCCTGCCAAAGCACTTTGTGTTTAATTGGAGAATTTGTATTTACATATAAATCTATCATTTTAAGATTTTAGTTAGTTATAGAAATCCTGAGCCTCTTTTGGATTAGCTAATCTAAAACCTTCCTCTCTGTCAAAAACTTCTTGAGCTTCTTCTTCTTTCATTGCAACAAAGGGATGATCTTTTGTAAAGGTATACCCCAATGTATCATAACTATAATTGTCTCTTGTCATTCTTACTAGAACAGTATCCTTTGGTAGATCTTTCTTGTGGTCAAATTTTACTGTTTCTGCTGGAGCCTCTTCTAAAGCCTCAGCAATGTCTTTAATTGTCTTTTGGTAAACCGCCCAAGTTACTCCTTCTTCCGCTAGAGCTGCAATAACATCGGTCTTGTTTTTAGATTGTTCTGTTTCTACGCCAAAATCTTCAGCGATCTTTTTTAGTTCAGATATTTTTAATGTCTCAAATGACACAATAATCTCCTTTGTCTAAGTTTATTAATTATAGCATTATTAATGTTAAAGGGAAAGGTGTTTATATACAATAGATAATGGGCCTAGATTACTCCAGGCCCATTAAGATCATGTATGGATCTACTTATTAAGAAGATACCTTAACATCTTTTACAACTACCCATGCATTTGCCTGCTCGATTTGAACGCCAACTCGAGTATACAATGTGTACTCGACTGAGTCCTTACGTGGCTGGAAGAATCGGTAAACAGTTACATCACGCTTAACACCAATAACTACGTTATTTGGGAATGTTAGGTGGATATCACCGTGTGAACCTGATGGGCTTGAATAGCTACCAGTTTGGGCCTCGTTTAATAGAGGAACCTCAACGATTGGAATACCGAAAGCAAATGGTGCTACGTAACCAGCTGGACCACCTAGTGGCTCAGTTGCTCCACGGATAATGCTTGAAGCAATATCTTGTGGAATTGTCTGGTTTGTACCAATGCTGTTCTTGTATAGGAAGTCCTGAATCAAGTTTGATCCAGCAAGGAATCTAAGATCTCCACGGCGTTGCTTGTACTTACGTGGCATAGCCTTAAGTGCCTTGTTGAATAGTTCACGACTTACTTCTGCGCCAGCTCCAGCAACTACTGTGCCGCTAGCCTTTGCCTTCTTTACAACGCCATCAAATGACTTGTAAAGAGCGTCTCCTGTTAGTGATGTATCACCGTTAAGAACAACATCTTCGATGTCGTTTCCTGCTTGTGTTGCCATCATACGGGCGATGTGGTCTTCTAGATCTGGACCTTCAATGTTGTCTTCTAGAGACTCAGTTGAAAGCTCCCAATCCAAGCGAAGTTTCTTAGTTGTTAAACTAATTTTTGAGAAAGATACTCCACTGTTTGCAGCGTCGTTATCTCCTTCTGTCGCTAGTTTCATAAGCTTCTCGCCTACTGACATGCGATCAAGTTCAGTTGTATCAGACTTCATTCTTACTGTACGTGCAACTTTACCAATTACGGTTGCGTCGAACATATAGTCTAAGAAACGAGCTGACTGTTCTGGATTTAGTAATCCGCCTTCACCCTCGGAACCTACGTGAACGCCAGTGGTTGCTACTGCAGACCCTGTCATTCCAGCTGTTGCGGTTGTGCCTGCTGCGATTGCTTTTTCTAATGTTTCATTACTCATATTTTTTACCTACCTTTTTTTTAATTGAAAATTTCTTGTACGGAACCGAGAAAAGAACCATTCCATTTAGATTTTTTAATTGTTGCTTCCTTTGACCCGCCAAGGTCAGAGGACTTCTTAATTGCAGTATCATTTTCTACTGCGTCAACACGCTTTTGCACACCATCAATGGTGCCACGTATTTCTGTTACGGCATTAATTAATGCCTTATGTTGTTCTGCCAATTCTGAAATTCGGCCGTCTACACTCTTGCTAAATGTTTCAACAGTTTCTTTGATTGCTGATACTTGAGCTGAGTTTGCTTCAGAAGCTTTGTTTAAAGTCTCTGAGAAGAAGCCTTTTAGGTCACCTAGCATCTTTGCAAAATCAGGTTCATCAACCTCAACTTCTGATACATCGGCTGCCTTTTCCAGAGTTTCGGCTTCAACGGTTTCAACTGCCTCAACTGCTGCATCTTCTGCAACGGCTGGTGCTTCTACGATTGCTTCAGGTGCTACTGCATCTTCTGCAACTACGTTTTCTGTATTGTCTGACACGTTATTACCTCCATCTGCGTTTGCCTGTTTTGCAATTGTTTGTATTGCAGGCAACGGTAATCTTGACTTCTTAAATGAAGCAAGAATCTTATCTATTTCTTTTGACTTGTTTGCATCTGAACTTTCTACCCACCCAATTAACTCGGCTGGCTTTCCAGATACTGGCGAGTCATATGTTTTATCTGTTGAGATAAAAACTGAATCACTTTCTTCACAATAAAAAATGTTTTCTGTAACTACATCTGCCGCCATACCCTTAAACACAAGTTGTCCGTTTACCTTTGAAATTGACAAAATGTTACATAGTTCGTTTGCTGGAGAATCTACAATTGATAGCTCCATCAAATCGTAATCCTTGATAAATCTAACTGATTGACCTGTTGACTTATTTACTTCATTCTCTGACTCTTTAATTTTTCCGCCAATAGAGAATCCTTGAAGTGTGCCGTCTAAAACTTTTTCCCAAGTATCTTGAGATCCCTTTGAAATATATGCGTCTACATAAACTCCGTTAAAAAATTCTTTTTTCTCTGGGTCATAAAATGTTTCTGGCTTGAATGATACAACTTTTCCAACAGCAATTGGTTGATGCATTTCTCTAAGGTTTCCTCTGAAATTTTCAAAGGCTTTCATGCTTGCATCTGCAGTTACTACGTCACCTGTTTGATCTACATTGTCTAATGTAGCAAATCCTGATACTGTTCTTTTTTCACGATTGACTTTTGTAAATGGGACAGAAAGTACAATGTTGTCGCCATTAGATGACCAATTGGATTTTTCAATATTCATATGCTTAATTTTATACTTGTATACATCAAAAGGCAAATAACTGGTTGCCTAATAATTAAGCTGTGACTCTACCTTCGCCCTTTGGGTTCCTTGCTTCACCCGAAACGTCTGGGGAATTTGCATCTCTTTGCTGAGTCCTTTGACGAGAATTCATGGCTTGAGCAGTTTGTTCGGCAGCCTGTTGTGGCTTTAATTCTACAACTTTATCCCCATTTTCAATAGGAACCATGCCTTTTCTAATACGAACTTCATTGGGGGTAATTACCTGCATTCTCAAATATCTCTCATCAATTTTAGACTGAGTATCCTCATCTGTAAGGGTAAGTTCATTAAATTTAATTAATAATACATCTGTCTTTTCAGCAATAATTTTATTTAATTTCTTTTCTAAAATATCCTGTGCTGGTCGACATACCTGCTCTTTAAACATTTTATCTGAGTCTCTAGCTGATGCTAAATTGACTCCCTCGGGTAAACCAATTTTGCTAATTGGTACTCTGTGGGATAAAAGAATTTCATCTCTATTTGATTTTCTATAAACGTTAAATGATGACTCTTGAGAATTTGCCTCAATTGGCTCCATCTTAAATTCAACTTTTGAATCAGGACTATCTGCTGGAAGAGGCACATACAGGGATCTATGATTTTTACCCTTTAATCCTACCTGGAAAAACTCAAGCAATTTACGCTCTGACTCTGGGGCAAGCTTTGCTCCCTTTACTGTAATAATATATCTTGGAACAGCCTTGTTTTCAAAATAGTCAAGGTTGTATTTTCCAGCAAATTCGTTTCCTGCCATTGCGTTCTGAGAAGCAATGATGTCTGGAATTCCATAGTAGTTATTCATAGGCGTATACTTCTTAAAATGAATTATTTCATTTGGTCGATCTTCTGAAGTGGTAATTGGATTAGGAGTTTCTAGGTCTCCAAAGTTTCTAAAGTAAACAGCCTTGCCGTAAAGCAATTGGATAAAGCCATCTCTTAGTCTACGAACACGTAAAGTCTTTGCTGGGATATGTCCCATATACCCAATATTGCCTGATGTTGTTCTACTTATCTCAAGGTAGCCGTTGCCAGTTGCCTCTAGATCTGTGTATATCTTAATTAGAGTTTCAATAAATGTTTCTTCCTCATTTGTTTCTTCAAGCCAAGATTCTAGGTCTTGACGTAACTTGTTTAATTTACGACGAGCACGATCTAACTGCTTGTCATCAGAAATGTTATCTAGTGCCTCATTAGCTTTTCTTGTTTCAACAAAGGTATATCCTAGGCCAACAATGTTTGCAACCTTGGCATTAATTGCGGCGTAGTTGTATGGAGAGATTTCATAAATTCTTGAAAGGTAGTCTAGGTTGTAAGGAGACTCTACTAGATCAAACATTGCATAACCAGTTATTGCTTGGGCTAATAAATTTTGTTGGCTAGCTGCTTGGTCTTGTCCTACAAATCTTTTCTCAATATCTCTAGAAATTTTTCTACGAAATGTTGGGCTTAATCCATTAATTTTTTTAAGTTCTGCTCCCTCAATATTAAAGGGGTCATTCTCTACTATTGTTTTGTTGTTAAATTTAATCCAGTCAGATTCATTTGATATGTTGATGTCTGTATTAACGGTTTTGATGTCATCTATAAATTCCATATTATCTCCTTAGCAACTATCTAGTTGCTGGTCCGCCCTTTTTTAAGGCTCTCATTTGATCCTTGTATTCGCCAATATCCATCGGATCTGGAGTTAGTCCCCAGTCCAACCTTTGTTTCTGATGATTAAATTCCTCATCATCAATTTTCCTACGTCCTGCTAAAAATAACGGCTCTCCTCGATTTACGCCATAATGAGAAACAGCTTTTCTTAACAATTCAATTCTTTGACGATTTCCTTTTTTAGAGGTAATAGAAAGAAAATTTCCTTCGTCATCGCCAACCCATTTGCCATCAATTTCCCAAACATATATTCCAAGGGTAGTCTCTTCAACAAATGATCTTTTAACTGATTTGATATCCATTAGGTATTTATTCTACCATTGTTTCTAATTAAAGTCCAGATTTTGTCACAAGATATGACAAATTATATGTTTTGAATAACCAGCCAGTCATTATTATAGGCTATAACTGAATTTTCTGTCAAGGCTATATGTGAGTCTTCGGCTATTGCTGCAGTTCTACCAAGGTATAAATTGTAATGAATTAGTATATTCCCTGCAGAAAATTGGTCTTCATACAGGCATAGATTTTGAATTAAAGAGCCGACCATCTGATATGAGGATTCATAGTTAAATTTTATTGGGCCAGATATTGCTGCTGTATAAGTAATTATTACGTGATGTAGGTCTTGAGCGTTAAATACGCTGGATATATTTGTAGCAGAGCTCTTATCAACCCCGTTGACATATATTGAGTTTATATTAGTTTTGCTGATTGTTCCGCCATCGCTCCAGGAAAAGTTTGAGGCCGCATATCCATTATTTGAAACGGAGGTAATAAGACCACTATTAGTCAAAGCATCTGGGGTATAGAAAAATTCTATTGTTTTTGTTGAAATATTTGAATTAATATAAAACCCAGAATTTGCTGCAACCCTGATTCCATTGTTATAATCTCTTGAAAGGATTGGATGTTTTATTGAACCCATGCTAACTGATGGATTAGATACTCCTCCCAAACTTTCAAATGTCGACATATAGCTTCCACCATTTTCAGCATATAAAGTTTGATTGTTATAAAATGATAAAGATAAACTATAAAGCCTAGGTAAATATTTACTATTATCTGTTGTCGACATAGTTATTTTTATATATACAAGACCTGCAGAACTAAAACTATTTAATCTATATTGAGGTATCGGCTGTCCATTAACACATTGAACCCATGTTGAATTGTCTATACTAGTTTCAACGGTTATTCCGTTATACCCCTCCCATTCAATTTTTGAAGAGTCCATTGTAATTCCTGATGGAATAGAAATCAGGTCTGTAATATATACAGTCTTTGCAATTGCTTCTGCAGCATACTCTATTGATAAATATTGATCTACGCTGTTGTAGGAAAGTCCTGTTGAAATAAAGTTTGCCCATGATTTACTTTGAGGGTATTTAAATCTAAATTTATTACTAATTCCATTATCATAAAATTCAAACAATTGTCCATTTTCTGGGTAAGCTATTTGAATTGGGGGTAGAGAATTATTTGCCTGCAAATGATTATTAATTTTATTTAAACTTAGAGAGTATCTGTATACTGCTGGGGCATCTACAATAAATGAGTCTGAGGCATGTCCAGTAGGTCCTATCTGTAAATTTAAAGAGGTGTTTGTAAATTTAAAATCTACTAAAGATTTTGTAGCAACCATGGACCCATTAACATAAATAGACATATTATAAACTGAATATACTGCAACAACATGCAAGACCCTCTTTAAATTTGCAACTGTATAGTCTAGCCTTTCTGAATTTAACTTAAAGATTAAGTTGCCATTTTGCCAAAACAACCCTACGCTATTTGTGGTATCTGCAAATATAGTTGCTATATTGGCTGTAGATACCTTGGGATATATCCAGGCTTCTATAGTAAAATCATTATCTGAAGTATACTTATTTCCAAATCCGCCAGAGGCTACCGATCCATAATAGTCATAAGTTGTTGGTGTTGTAATATAAGCAGTGTTTGTAATTTTTGTTCCAGAAATCCCGCCCACAATTAAAGGTAAGGTATTATTTGCTGGGGATCCAATATAGGTTGCATGATTACCGCATCCTGAAATATCATAGGCTGTAGCACCAGAAGACTCATCCAATGTCCAAAATCCTATTGGTGAATCTTTTATTACTTTTAATTGATATGACATAATTTTATTATACCTTAATGTGAATAAAGGATAGATACCTTTATATTGCGTATCTTATTATTACTAAACCGCTAGCACCTGAGCCTGAAGCTTTTGCTGGTGGGGCAGCAGTATCTTGTGCTCCGCCGCCTCCTGAGCCCGTATTTATTGTTGCATTAGTTCCTATATCATTTGCTCCGCCAGATCCGCCACCACCTGCACCACCAGTTCCACCTGTAGTTCCACCACCTGCTGGGTAGGCAGCACCACCGCCGCCGCCAGCGTAATAATTACTTACTCCTGTACTAGTAGCAGTAGCAAATGTTGAAATGGCTACACCTGCACCTCCTGCACCTCCTGCACCTGCAGTTGCAGTAGCACCAGCACTACCTGAACCACCACCACCGCCAGCATTGATTCCTTGACCGTTACCACCAGCAAAACCTTCATTAGCTGTACCTGCAGCCCCATTTGGAAGAGACGCATAAGCACCACCGCCGCCTGAACCACCTGATAATGCAGCATAAAATGCACCGTTATATCCACCACCACCACCGCCGCCAACAGTTGAAATCGTAGTTAAAGACGTCCCTGCAATACTTGAACTGTTGCCAGAGATAGAGCGAGTTGTGTTTACTACTGAAGGACCACCAGCACCCACAGTTATTGTGTAAGTCTGAGCAGTTAAACCAACTGCAGTTTCCACAGTTCCAGGAGTACCACCACTTGCAGTTACAGTAGAGCGTAGTCCGCCAGCACCGCCACCACCGCCATCGTAAGCAGCACCTCCACCACCACCTGCAATTACTAAGTAGTCAGCAGTAAGTGACTGAGTTGGCGTAAATGTTCCTGAGCCAGTAAATGTATGATACCAGTATGTACCATCTGTATTTACTGTTCCACCTGTTGCTTTAGCAACATAAGATGTAGTTGTGTTAAAAGTTCCTGAAGAAGTAAATGTGTGATAATAATAAGTACCATCGGTTGTTATTGTGTTACCACCTGAAGCTTTTTGAGTTGCTGAAGCGTAACGAAAAATTACAATTCCAGAACCACCGTTAGCTCCTCTGCCATCAGCTGGATTACTACCATAGTATGCTCCGCCTCCGCCTCCGCCGCCTGTGTTTGCAGTTCCAGATACTGCTGCAGATCCGCTGAATCCTCCACCAACTCCTCCACCACCAGATCCACCTGCTCCTGGATAGTTTGGAGTTCCACCTCCGCCATTCTGTGCACCTCCGCCTCCGCCGCCTGAGTAATAAGATGATGTTCCATTAATTGATGACTGTATACCAATTCCACCAGCTCCTGCAACTCCGCCAGATCCTGCATTACCGCCAGCGCTTCCTGCGCCTCCGCCTCCGCCTCCTGAGTAAGGATTATAACCTATGCCTCCATTATTTCCTTGACTTCCAGTCCCAGCTGTAGCAGAACCTTGATATCCTGCTCCACCGCCTGAACCACCGCTTTGTCCATTTCTGTTACTATTGCTTGGCCCAGCTTCTGATCCTCCGCCTCCGCCGCCTGTTGCTACGTATGAATTAAAACTTGAATTTGTTCCAGATCCTCCAGGTAAGCCAGAACTAGCACTAGTAAATCCTCCTCCTGCTCCAATAACAATAGGATATTGCGTACTAACTGGCAAAGTTAAATTTGTTCCAGATACGTATCCTCCTGCGCCTCCGCCTCCGCCGCCTGAACCATATCCACCAGATGCACCGCCTGCAACAACAAGGTAGTCAACAGTTAAATCAGCAACAGGCGTTACTGAACTACTTGCAGCGCTTGCTGCCGATGTTCCATTTGCGTTTGTTGCCGTAACTGTAAATGTGTACGCAGTTCCATTGGTTAATCCTGAAACTGTAATTGGAGATGAGCCTGTGCCTGTGAGACCACCTGGGCTAGATGTTGCGGTAAAAGTAGTAATTGCTGATCCACCTGTTGCACCTGTCGTGTAAGCAACTGTAGCAAATGCATTGCCACTTGTTACTGCACCTATAGTTGGCGCCTGTGGTTTAGTAGTTGCTGTAACACTTGATGAAGCAGTAGAATCTGATGAATTACCGTAAGGACTTGATGAAACTACTGTATATGTATATCCTGTATTTGAAAGTAAATTTGTAGCTATGATTGGAGATGATGAACCAGTAAATGTTGCAGGGGATGTAGATGGAGTTGGTCTTACTATAAATGATGTTGGAGATCCGCCTGTTGTTGGTAATGTAAATGCTACTGAAGCCGATCCGTTATTATATGCCCGTCCAGATCCGCTATTTGTAGCAACAATTGATGTCGGAGGAGTTGGAGGGGCGGCAATTGGAAACCATCCATTTGATGTATAGCTTTCAAAATAATTTAATTCTGTATTGTAATAAAGTAAACCTACAATAGGACTTCCTGGGCGGGAAGCGCTATCGCCTTGTTGAATATTTCCTAATAAGTTAGAAAAATTTATCGTCATGCTCCCACCTTCCATCCGTATGTAGATCCTGTATAGGTTAATGTTGTTACTGCAGCATTTACGTCTATTGCAAGATTTTGCACTACTCCGTTAATTTTACCACCGTTTGGATTTATTGTAATATTATATGTTGCTGCCGTTCCAGTTGCATCAAATACTTTAATTTCATCTCCTAATGTTGGAGAAGCTGCAAGGGTAAGGGTTCTAGCCGCTGAGGTATTTACAAAATATTTATTGTTAGCCGCCAAGCTAATATTAGATGATACAGAAGAAGATGAGGGTCCTGTTGCAATTGTTACGCTTCCACCTAAAGATGTTGCCGATCCATTAATAGTAATTGATGAATTAGTTAGGGAGGCATTTGCAATATTAGTTAAAGTATTAGCTCCACCAGATATTGTTTTATTAGTTAATGTTTGTGTTCCATCTGTTGTAAGGGCATTAGGAAGAGCGGTACCTACTGTTTGCCAAGTAGCACCGTCCCATACTCTAATTATTTTAGCCATTAGATTGCATACCTCACAATAACAACTCCTGATCCACCATTTCCACCACTTTGAATACCTGCGTTACCATATGCACCAGAAGAACCACCGCCACCACTACCAGTGTTTATTAATCCATAACCACCAAAGTAAGGACTTCCGCTACCGCCTCCACCTTTACCGCCAATACCGTATGCTGATGATGAGTTAGTACCATCAGCACCACCTCCGCCACCAGCAAGGTAGCCACCTTGTCCAATACCAGCAACATTAGCATAGTCAGCAGCAGCATTTGAACCTATACCACCATCTCCACCGTAACCTAATCCATTACCACCACCAGAGTATCCATTTTGACCTACTCCGCCAGCACCTCCACCACCACCTTGTCCATAAGTGTATGTAGAACCACCAGCATTACCACCAGCATAACCTTCTACTGGTGAATAAGAACCTGCGTTACCCGCTGCACCAGTCCAATTTGCATAACCAGTACCACCACCAGAACCACCAGAAGATGGACCACCACCTGATTCAGTTCCAGCCCGACCACCACCAGTAGAGGTAAATGTTGAATCAAAAGATGAGTTGCTACCGCTTGAACCTATTGTTCTCCAAACAGCGCCAGTTCCACCCGCTCCTACTGTAATTGTATATCCAGTTGCAGTTAATGATTGTGAAGTATTTATTCTAAATCCACCTGCACCGCCTCCTCCTGCAGTTGAACCTCCTCCACCGCCTCCTCCAGCAACTACTAAATAATCAGCAGTTATTGATTGAGTTGGAGTAAATGTTCCTGATGAGGTAAATACGTGATAATAATAATTTCCATCATATATAATTGTTCCACCAGTTGCTTTAGCACTAGGTGCTGTACCAATTTCAAAAGTACCTGATGAGGTAAATTTGTGATATGTATATCCACCAGCACTACTAATTGTT